TTGCTTACTAACGATTAATTCGGCTTTATTTTTCATTTTTTCCAGTTCAGCGGCCCATTTATAATAATCGTCGGTTCCATCACTTGGCTTTTCTTTCTCAAAATAATATTCTTCACGAAATACAAATAACACTTGATCGGCATCTTGTTCAATAGACCCGCTTTCCCTCAAATCAGACAGCATAGGGCGTTTATTGGGCCTTTGTTCCACTTGCCTTGATAATTGGCTTAAGGCTATAACAGGCACTTCTAATTCCTTAGCAATAGCCTTTAAACCACGGGTAATTTCTGAAACTATACTAACCCTATTCGTTTCTCGTGGATCTCCCCTCATTAATTGAAGATAATCAATAACAATTAGGCCAAGGTTATGTTGCCGTTTTAAACGCCTTGCTCTGGTTCTTAGGGCGGCTATAGATAAGGCGGGTGTATCATCAATGAACATGGGGATGGTTTCAAGCTCCTTAGCGGCCCTTGCAATCATGGAAAATTCTTCCTGTGTCAAATTTCCGCGCCTCATTTTCTCGCCATCAATACCAGTAATATCTGATAAAATTCTTGTTGTTAATTGATCGCCTGCCATTTCTAATGAGAAAAAACCCGTAACAGCACCTTTAGAATCCTTGGCAAAATTATCTTTTTGTAGTTGTTTAGCGCAGTTGAAAGCCATGTTGGTTACAAGTGAAGTTTTCCCCATGGCCGGACGACCAGCTATAATAATTAAATCTGTGTTATGTAGACCCCCCAACATCTTATCAATCGCCATTATACCAGTTGTTACCCCAGAAACATTGTGAGGGTCACGCCAAGCTAATTCTATATTGTTTAATGCAACAGTAGATAATTTTGAAAGACTATTAAAGCCTGTGCCGGCATTGTTGGAATCAGTGAGATTGAATAAAACCTGTTCGGCCCGTTCAATCTGTTCAATGGCTGGATCATCAATTGCACTTTCTAAAGCATTTAAAACAATCTCTTGACCAACACCGATTAAATCTCTTCTTAGGGATAAATCATAAATGGTTTTACCATAATCATAGGCGTTGATGATTGTTGTGGCCGATGCTGCCATTCTAACTAAGTATCCGGCCCCTCCAACTTCCTCAAGTCCTGGATCATTCTCGAAATATGGTTTTAATCTAATTGGATCAATGGATTTATTTTCGTTAAAAAGTGTTAAGCAAGCTTCATAAATTCTACCGTGGACAGGTTCATAAAAATGTTCTGGTTTCAGAAAATCAATGACCTTTTCAATGGCATTCTTATTACAAAAAATGGCGCCAAATAATGCTTGTTCAATTTCTAGGTTGTTTGGCAATTGTTGAGCATAATCATCCTCAAGCCGTTCTTGTCCCTCAGTCATAAAATATTCCTTATATAAATTTTAACCGCCCAGGTTCGGGCCAGTTCTTTGGTAATGATTTGAGTGTTGCGATGTAATCCATGATTCCAAACGCCTCAGCCTCATCATGACATTTTGGGTCAAAACCAGCGGCTCTGCATTTGGTCATGGCATGTTGTTTGGCTTGATCAGTTCCATAACCACCAGAACCTAAGAAATGTTTCCTCCACTCACCAATTTGAACTTCAGCACATGGTATCATTAAATCAGAACAAACTTTTTCGATGGTGCCAACTAAATTATAAAGCTTCATGGCGACATTCATTCCCGTTGCCTTGCGCCCTATCCTAATTAAAATTGGTGCCTCGAAACAAACATAATCAACTTGGTTTTCTTCAATGTTTTCCCGCAAGTTCTTTTCAAATACGCTAATAAATTTGCCAAGGTTATGACCAACAAATCCAAGATCTAAACTGCTCAACACGGGTTTATTGCCAGGCTTCCAATTACAGAAACCCGACAACGTGGCTTGATCAATGGTTAAAAGACTATTTGGCATCTTTTTTACCATCAAGAACTTTAAACATATTCATTTGTTCACCGTTGTTCAAAGCATTATAAACGAGTTGATATTTTCCAAGCCGGTCTTTTTGTTCTTCTTCATTACCCATCAAGGCAACCTTACGCGCTGAATTAAAGATTGCCTGAGTGATTCCAGTATCAGTTTTAAATTCACGCTTGAGGCCTTTTATTTCTTCATTGGCTTCCTTAATGGCTTTTTCATGTGGCCTGAGTGCCTTATCAAGTTCTTTGACCTTATCCATTACAAATGCCGGATCATTATGACTATTATGCCCTTTTCCAGCGGCTTCATCTTTTGCAGTACTCGCCATGTTATGGCTCCTTCTTCTGTTAAATTGTGGCGAGGGTGGGTTTTTATCAATGACAGACCACCCTCACCGGCTCCCTTGCTAGTGGCAAAGTTTTAATAAATGTTTTGGTATCTTTGTCCGTGATATAAATGTTCGTGTTCAAAGACTTTTGGCAATAACATTTCAAGCTGTTCATTAACTCGGCCCTGTAACCATTTAATTTGTTGACCACCTTCAAAATGGTTTTGTATTTCTTTTTTTAATTTCGCGCGGCCATTACAAACACCACGGAGAAAATCTTTACCCTCGGTGCTCATTAGTTAATTCCTATTCACTGGTTGATGGGTTGATTTATCTTTAGGGTTAAATATAGGGCACCAATAACCAATATGCCTTTCAGCTTCACGAATACCTGTCATCAAGCCACGTTTATAAGAAGACGCGCCTTTAGTCTTTTTATACCTCTTTATGAGGTTCATTCTTATGTCTTCTGGATCTGATAAATCGCTCATTTAAATATCCTCCATACAGTTATGAACTTCTGGCTGATGATAGTTAAGCCCGTTGTACCCACATAGGCAACATGGGGCCTCTTTGTGCAATCCAGCCTGTTTGATTATTTTGGTTAGTTTGATAATCTCAAGGTTTTTTTCCTCAATTAAATCGTCAAACATATCATCTACTGCATTGCTCATTAAATTTTCCAATATATGATTAATGTTAAAATTACCTGAAATGCAAAACAGCCCAATATTAATTTCTCAATACGGCTCATAAGTGTAACTTCCCTTCTGTATGGGTTCTGTTTAAAGAAAACGCAATTTCTCTAGCAACTTTCGCAGGGTCTTTTATATTTTCATTAACTTTTAATAAGTCTTTTGTACCCTCTTCATCAATCATCATTACCGAGTTTGCTATAGTGAAAAATCTTCTATTTGGAACGCTCATTAGTTATCCCCTATATGTGAAATATTTTGTTTCAGCATCATGGCCCTGTGCGGCCCTGCCAAGGGAGTTCTCAACACGCCTGACTGTTTTTAAACAAACATCATCAAAGCCGTTGTTCTCAACATCAGCAATAACACCAAGTAATTCATGGCCTAAAATACGCAGGAACTTTTTAGGTTCTTCTTTGTATTTAACTATGTGTTCAATTCTATCTAATTTCATTTGCTTGCCTTTCCTCTGTTTTTCAATTCTTTTGCAGCCCACCGCCAGACAGTTGTTTCACGATCTTTACCCCATCCAAGGGCTTGTGTTATTTCTCTAGTGTTCATGCCTTCATCATCCATCTTGAGAATACGCTTGTGGTCGCGTTCGCTGACTGATGGAGGTTTTCCACCTTGCCCACCGTTACGGCGCTCTATGTCTTCAATATGAGTGAATAAAGCATCAATCTTTTCCCACTCTACAAAATCAACAGTGATGTCTCCTTTGCATAGGTGCAATTTCTGAGGGATAGGCCCCATTTCCTTATTAATCTTTTTGAAGTTGCGCTTGCCAATGATAGCCCCTGAATAAACAACAACCTCATCTTTATCAAACCGGAGCGAGGCAATCGTATCAAAGATTGTTTGTTCAGAGTTTTTACCGCCACCATAAATATGACTTGGATGTACGCCGTATTTAATAAGATGTTCTTTTTGCATCTCTATAGATAGCTCGCCTGTGATAAACTTAACGTATCCATATTTTGTAATTTCTTCCACTTTTTTTACCTTTTTCAAAAATACCTATTGCAATTGAAATTACATTATGCAATATTACTCAGGAAGTCAAGAACGAAATGAAAAAGAATTGCAAAAAACAAACGCCCACTACATGAAGGAATGTAAAATGTTAAAACTTAAAGCAAAAGCAATTATAGCCAAATGGAACCAAGAAGGCCAAAAAGGTTTTCTTACATATTACATTGAAACATTCAAAGCAGCGTGGGCCACTGACGAAGTTAAAGAAGCGGCTCTAGAGATAGTTTACGGTGCCTCTTATGACTAGAATGACATCAGACGAGGCCCAAAATAAAACGGCATCCTTTATAACGAAGGGTGTCAAAAAGAAGCCAAGAATAAATTGGAAAAAAGAAATTAAAAAACAGAAGTTGGAACTTTGCCAAGATATTATTGAAAAGCTAAACAATGAAATTAGAGGTTTACCGAGCACATGGCATAGGGGTTATTACTCAGCCATAACACAAATAGAGCATATAAAGGACGCATTATGATTAAGAGACACGCCGTAGGTTATAAGAAAGAAAATAATAAATACTACATTATGAATGGAGATATGATGTTTATTGGTTATGACGATTTTCGCAAACCAAAATATAGCTATGAAGTAGGCAGGTCTTACGAAACAGAAGAATCAGCAGCTAAGGGCGCACAAGAATTAAACGATATTTCTTGCGCCTTAAACCAAGCGGGAGGAATTTAACATGGTAACAGAAGAAGCTGAAAGATTAGCCTACAAAATATTTTCTGACAACGACCTACCTACAACAGAGGGTGAGAAGAACAAACCCACCAAAGCAATTAGGTTAGTAGCTTTTGCAATACATAAAGCATATAGGGCGGGGTTTGTTAACGGTGAAGACGCCAGAGCAGAGGCTATAAAATCGTTGATTTGGTGATAACGTCAACTGTTGTAAAAACCGCAACGGTTGAAACATAAACAAACGACCGAAAGGATAGGGAAATGATAATAAGAAAGCATACAACACTTTTAAAAGGCGATGAGGTAGGTCAAATTTTTGCTGATGCAATGGACTTAGACCAAATACACTTTTTAGAAGGTTTTGGATTTGCCGTTAGGATTATGGGTAAATCAAAATGGCCTTTTCAATGCAGGCATATTGTTGAAAAATTAAAAGATGAATTTGATACCGACAGCGATGTTTACCGTAATATTAAAACATCAGCACTTCCCGCACTTAGGGACTTAGTTGACCACTTAGAAGAATTATAAACAAACGCCCATCACTAATACGGGCATGGAGGATAAGACAATGGGAATGAAACTTAATATCACAACAACGAAAGAGAAGTTATTGGATGGTCTTTCAGAAATTACGTCTAAGGGTGGCACAGTGACCGGGCTTGATAAATTAGCTGGCGTGGTGAATATAAAAGGCGTGAAAGCTACTTATAGCTACTCGGAAGCCTTGGGCACTGTGGCGATTGTTATAGTTGATCAGCCACTCTTAGCATCAGATAGTTACATTGAACAAGAGATTACTAAATTCTTCAAGGTTGCTAAGGAGTATGACAGTAATCCAAAACGAATTTTTACAGACTATACAGCGCCGACAAAAACAAAACCAAAAAAGAACGCTATGGTAATTTATGCTTTTATAGTGGTTATTTTTGCGGCTATGTCTTATCTAGCTGGCTCATTCAGCCAAGCAGATTTTAATATAGCAGAATGGGACGAAGATACGCGCAATTTTGTAGCTGTATTTTTTGGGTTCATGGCTTGTTTTATCGGGCCTATGGTGGCTGTTAACTAAAGGATTAGTTATGAAGAGGTATATTAAATTGTTATGTCAATGGTTCTTGTTCTTTACAGCTTGTCTAGGATCAGTTTTTGGTGGTTTAGCTATAGGAATATGGACAGAGAGTGTTGTGTTAGGTTTTTTATTTGGTGTGTTTGTAGTTGCTACTTGTGACTACTTGTATGACGAGATTACATTCCCAGCATGGTATAATAGAGGAGATAGACAATGAAAATAAGTGAAATGGAAGCCGCCATAAATGAAGCATCCGGTATTTTAAGACGTGCTGATTTATGCGCCACCAGAATGGCTAGACTTATCAAAGGTAGATTGCGCCAAGTTGATGGCGGATGGAACAACGGTGTATTGAAAGACTTAAAGAAAGAACTCCAAGATTTTAACGCCTCAACAGGGCAATGGAAAAGTTAACACTAATGCCCAATACTTTAGGGCCACAACATAAGGGATAAAAAAATGAAGGTAGAAATTTTGAAAATAGAACTACAAGCGCGTGGTGAGAATGACACTTTCGTTTCAGATACGTCTATTCCAGAGCGTTTGCGTAAACTAGCGGTAGAGATTGAAAGAAATGGCGCACGTATCACAAAACATACGATCGCACTAGGGGTTTCCATCCAGTTTGTAACTCGGAAAGTTTAAGTAAATGCTTACAAGTAAAACATTGAAACAAGCTGAGAAACAGGAGCGCGCACAACGGGGATGGGAAAGCGATCAAGCCAACCCTCTCAGGAAAATGGCGCGAGAGTTTCAAGAGGCTAAAGATAATACAGATGATCCTGATAATGTTCAAAAAGAACTTGAGAATTTTATAAACTTTAAAAAGTAAACAGACGCCCAAGGAAATTAAAATGAATTATTTATTATATGTGATTTGGTTGAAAGATAGTTGTTTTATTACAGGCTCACGGGAAGGTGATACTTCTGGATACGAACATTTTTTTGACGACAAAGAAACGATTGCAAAAATAAGAAGACTTGAAAATAAACAGAATATGGAAATGCACAAACTTCTTGATGAAATCATAGAAGCTAAACATTCGCACTAACGCCCAATAACAAAGGAATACATTATGGATATGACATGGGAACAAAAATTGGATGCTTTAATATCCTTATCAAGAGTTGAGGTTATTCCAAGAAGTTCAGACGATTGGTATGTTTCACAAGGCACTGAAATATCAAGCGATGATAGTTGTGTTCTTGCTGGTAAATATGGGAACGGTAAAACCCCCATTGAGGCCATCGAAAACCACTGGAAAGAGATGGTTGATAGATTAGAAAGCGGTCAATATATTGTAACTCAAGCCAACACAGAAGACAGAAAACATTTCAGATGGAATGGCTTCATGTGGAAAGAATTACGAGTTAAAAACAAGGCAGCTTAAAAGTTGCACTAACGCCCGGGGTAATTATGAAAATAAGATTTCCACTTTTAATACCATGGAAGGTACTGGTTCATAACGGGGAAGATTTAGGGTTCAATAGCCCCAAAAAATGGAAGTGGTTGATCATGGTTAATCTGGAACGCGTACATATGCTTAATTATTACACGCCGTATAAATTCCAGTGGACTTTGATACAATATAAATAGTTTTTAAACGCCCGCATGTTGGGCAAACCTGGGAGGGTATCATGCAAGAATATAAACATAGAACTGGTCAGCATTGCAAACACTGCAACAAAATAGGTTATGTCCTCTTTGTTGTCTGCATTTTAATTCTTGGATTTATAGGGGGTTGATATGGTTAATCTTGGAATACAAAGCCCAAAAGACGAATTGATCAATGAAATGGCGGACATGCTGCAAAACATCCTTTATCATGAATTTGGGTTTAGCACGAATGCAGTTAATGAAAACGATGTGCACCAGTTAATCAAGAAGGCCAGGGGTAAAGCTTTAGAAAGCAAAACAGAGAACCACATTAAGGATTTATTCAATGTTAGTTCGAGCTGAATATAAAGAAAAAAATGGTGATAATGATTTTCAGGAATTTCCGTTTGAACCCGGCACAACGGATCTTGAAATACGCGAAACCATAAAGCGTTATGTTGGCCGCCAATTTGGTCACACCGTAATAACAATTACAATAGATGGAGAACCTTTCAAATGGCCATGACACAGAAACAGGAAAAAATAATGTTTTGTTGGGATGATATTGAAAGCGGTGATCTTGATATTTCAACAGAAAGATTAATGGCAATGGTGCAAGATATGACCCCATGTTCTCATGATGAAATGATGAACGCGCTCCATGCAAGTGGGACTCTTAAAGAGGTGAAGAAATGAACAAAATTGAATTAGAATTTGAAGACGTAAACGGGATTGAATATTATTATAATTTGGCGCAAAGGTCTGATGAATGGTTTGAACTTAAACTTGGTATGTTGTCAGCCAGTCAATTAAAGAATGTCATTACTGCCAAAACTTTAAAGATTGCAGCCTCGGAAAAAAGCCGACTTTTCTATGATGATATTCTTTCTCAACGAATTGATGGCGAAATTAATCGTGATGGATATTTTGGATGGGATATGCAGCGCGGCATTGATGATGAAGAGTTTGCGATTAAGCAATACGAAAAAGAATATGGTGATAAAATTACTCGTTGTGGCTTTGTGATTAACGGAAAAAATGGGTTCAATTTTGGTTGGTCCCCTGATGGTTTGATTGATGATGATGGAAGTATAGAAATTAAATCTAGGGTTCCCAAATACCAAATACAAACAATTTTAGATCATATATGCGGAAGAAGTGAAGACCCTGTTCCGAATGATTTTATGATGCAATTGCAAGGCGGGTTGTATTGTTCAGAAAGAAAGTATGTAAAATTTATAAGCTTCTGTAATGGCAACCCAATGGTGACAATTGACGTTGAACCCATACCAAAATTCCAAGATAAAATTCATGAAGCGGTTACAGGCTTTGAAAAAATACTTAAAGAAAATCATGAAAAATATTTAAAAGTCGTGAAAGACCCGCGCTTAACATTAACCCCTCGTAGAGAAATTGAAAAGAATGATGGAGTAATAAAATTATGACCTTAGACATGACAAAAACAACAGAGCCCAAAAGTGACCAAATGAATTATGATGATTTCATTGGTGGGCAAAATAAAACTATTATGATTGCCGATGTTAGAAGCACTGGTAATTCTGATGCTCAACCTATCAGCATTCACTATGAAGGGGACAATGGTAAACCTTGGAAACCGTGCAAGTCTATGCGCCGTGTTCTGGTCCATGGTTGGGGTGGTGATGGTTTAAAATACATTGGTAAATCATTGACCTTATTTGGTGATCCAGAGGTTAAGTGGGCTGGCAAAAATGTTGGTGGAATTCGCATCAGCCATATGTCACATATTGAAAATGAAATGAATATTTCTTTAACCTCCTCACAAGGGAAAAGGAAACTTCACCAAGTTAAGCCTTTAAAGGTTGATATGGGAAACATTGATGAAGAAGTTGAAAGTGTTAGCGCTGAAGAAATTTATAAAGAAGCTTTATTCCATGCAGAAAAAGGCATGGACGAATATCAAAAACATTTTACATCGCTAAATAAAAATAATAAGAAAAGGCTTAACTTGGTGAAGTTTCCTTTTCCCTTGTGAGGAGGTTAAAGAAATATTCATTTCATTTTCAATATGTGACATATG